TAATTATGCTAATGTAAATTCAACTATTTCATCTGGGTATGCTACTTGTAAACCTCTCTTAAATTTAACTCGGTAATATACCTTATCGTCTTTCTTATCGTACCACATATCGAACTCTTCCTCGTCATTTTGAAGGTCAAAACCTAGGAAGAAATTCTCTTGAGTACCTAAGAACATTCTGTTAGTACCGTCTAATCCTACAACACCTACTAAAGTTACGTTCTTACCTGGGATAGATACTGTATAATTAGCCCAATCTGTAGCGTTAACGTGATATAGATTCTTAGCGTTTAAAGTGTCTACATACTTATCGAAAGTATCTTGACCTACGAATAATACTTGGTTAGCAGCAGACTTAACCTTAGCGGGTCTAGCGTTAGCCATATCGCTAATTAAAGTATCTACGTTACCCGAAGCTCCCGAAGTAATAGCAGTAGCAGCAGTAGTGTTACCGTCTACCGCAGTAGTAGCAGCGTCAATAATTTTAATTAAACCGTCATAACGATTAATATAAACATTAGCCGAAGCCGTGTCTCCTTGCCAATCTGCTACCTCGTTGTGCTCCATAATAGTAGAGATAACAGATTCTGCTACCTCAGCTTCAAAGGCCATTTCCTCAGTTTCTCCGTTACCCGCTCTAAGTAGGATTTGAGTATACTTAGGGATTAGGTCTTTCATACAAAAACCACTAAAGTAAGTAATTTGTCCTACTGTAAGGTTTCTGTCAGAGAAAGTTACGTCGCCAGAAGCACTTGGAGAACATCCGCTTCCATCCTGTGGAAACGCAGTTACTGCTAATAAGTGTAAAGCGTCAGTCTTTTTTACTCCAGATTGTAGCGTGAAGTAGTCGCTTGACGTTTTCTCAAAATATAATCTTGAGATTAAGTCTGTCGATTGTTCGTTGACATAGTTTGTCAAACTTGATACATCAAAACTCATTTTTCTATTTTATTTATTTATTTGCTCTTATAATAGCACCCATTTGAGCGGCTCTTTCTGCTCTAGATAGTGCTTTAAATTCCTGTGGCTTAGAAGATGTTGACGGCTCAGCCTTAACAATCTCTTCTAATTCCTCCCCTACTTTGTTGAGTGTAGCAGAAAACTCATTTTTTAACTCTTCTTTTGCAGATTTGATCTCCGCTAATTCTACCTTAAGGCTTTCGTTCTCAGACTTAATAAGGTCTAAAGAAGCAGTAAAAGCCTCTGCGTATTTAGCTACGGCCTTCTCGATAAGTTCGCTTACCATTTCACTAGTAAACTCGTTGTCGTACATTTCCTCTTCTTTCTCCTCTTCTTTCTGAGCGTCTATAGCTTCGATATTAACTACAAGGCCTCCCGCAGTTTCTACGACTGTTCCGTCGCTTAACTCGTGGATTCCATCGGGAGCGGCTACTTCTCCTTCGGGCATAACCACAACTAGGGCCACACCTTCGGCTAAATCACCTTCCCATTTGACAATAGTTCCGTCCACTAAAGTAGCCTCTTCGAACTTTTGTTCTACTGTCTCTTCTACCTCAGCGTCTGAAAATACAGATTTTAAAGTGCTTATAACACTCTCTAAGTTTAATTTATTCATCTTTTTAAATTTATACGGCTCTAAATCAAACACTCCTTCAACACTAAAGCCCTTAAGTAAACCCTCCTCTTTAACTTTGGCCCAGGCTTCGTCATTCTCCACTTTGGCAGCGATAAACCAAGTACCGTCTGCGACATTCTCGAAACCCGAGGGGGCTGAGATACCAAGCTCGGCGTCAGTTATAAAGGATTGATAGATAAAAACATCATCTAATATCTTAAATGCGTTGTGCTGCTCGTTAAAATTATTATGCTTATTCTCTTTAAATAGCTTTTGAACGAGTGCTTTAATTGTCTCTTTTTTGAAGATAGCGTAGTATTCTCCTCTCTCGTCTCTACGATAGATAGGTAGGTCGGGAATCATAGCGGCCCCCATTACTATTCTTTTCTCTTCGTTTATTACCTCGAATTTATGAGGAGCGAATGCTTGGTAGTTTAACCCTATTGCGGGGCTATCTACTAAAGCTATCGCTTGGAGGCCTTCTACCTCGTCTGTTAATTTAAATTCTATAAATGGTAAGTCCATCTACTTATATATACCTTAATAGGTAAAAATAGGAATTTGAGTTTATCGCACTGTAAATAATAATGTAAATGTAAATATATTAAAAATCTATACAAAAAAGAAATTAAAATACAAAATAATTTGTGTCATTTTTTTACTCTCGTAACTGCTTGATTATCAGACGAAAACATTATCTTTTAATTTAGGTGTATTCATACTCTAAAATATAGATAATCGCTTAAAACGCTTAAAAATGGCCTCTAATAAAATATCGATAATATCAAGTATTTTTATAAATATTTTTTTATTGGACTACTGTAGCCCTAGAATATACCCCGTCTACATTCCTAGAAACGTTCCTAATATCTGTCTCAGTTACTATAACTTTGGTAGTCTGTACGTCGGTGTCTACGGTCGGAGTAGTGAATCCTCTAGGCTGCGTTCCGACATCCCCTCCGCCTAAATTTGGCTGCGTTGGTGAAGATATCCCAGCCCCTCCACTTCCGTAGAATTTCTGCTTTTTAATAGTGGCTATTTGTGCGAGTCCCGTAGCAGTAACTAACGCAGCGGCTAGAGCCCCTCTAGCGGGAGAAGTTATATCTCCAGGGATTAACTGAGAGGTATAAGCCTTAATAGCACCTTGAGCAGTATCTATAAGAGTTCTACCTATTGCGGCCTGTTGCTCCATTTTAAAGCTCTTCTCTTTCTGCTTTTCTAATGCCGCCTCTGCTTTCTTTCTAGCTTCTGTCCCTTCCTCCGTGTTGTTAATCATATCTTGGAGTCTGGCCTCTTCTGCTTTAGAGGACGCTATACTAAAGTCTACAAGTGAGTTAAGTAGTTCTGTAGCCTGTTGTTTTAAGGCCTCTTTATTCTCTTCTAATCTCTTAGCCCTATCTTCTGACTGCTTTTTCTCCTCTTCCGCTATAGCATTATCTGCGTCTTTATTAGCTTGTCTACTAGCTTCTTTAAATTCGTCAAGTGCTTTTATGGCGTCTATTTCTGCCTGTGTCCCCATTTCGGCATTAAATACAACTCTTTCGAGCCTTAACATTTCATCGTGTGCCTCTTCCTGTGCTATTTTCTTTAACTCTTTTAAGGACTCTAATTTGTCTTCTATTTGCTCTGCGTTGTATCTCTTACGCTCAAAAGATAGCTTAGCTTCACTATCTGCTAGAGACTGATTCATTTCTATATTTTCTCTATCTAGGCCTAAATTATTAATTTTTTGCTCAGATCTAAAACCCTCGATTTGTGCCTCTATGGCCTTTCTATTAGCTAAAGCCTGTATTAATGCTACTTCGTTTTCTGTTCTTTTGTTAGCTTCGAAATTAGCTTGAGCAGAGGCTATCTGTGCGTCAGCTAGTTTTAGCATAGATTCCTCTTGCTTGTCTAGGACTTCGCCTAACTCGTTATTAGCTTTTATTCTATCTTCTATAGAATTCCTTTCCTCGTCTCTAACTTGTCTTAACTTTTCGGCCTGTCTGTCGTATCCCTCTAACAATAACTGTTGTTGTGCGGCGGCTACTTCGGCACTATTTTTAAGTTCTGTTTGTGCTTCGGCCTGTTCGTACGCTCCCTTAACGCTAATCTCTTGCACTCCTTTAACTGCCCCGCTCACTACTTGGCCCACTTCTGAGATAGCCGTTGACATATTTTCGACTACACTTTTACCCGCTTTGAGTGCTTCTTTCCCTGTTTCTTGAATTTCTTTCTGTGTATCTTTAACGTCTTTAGTTAATTTCTTAATCTTTTCGGGGTCTTTGCCACCAAAGAAAGACTGTTCCCACGCTAGTTGAGCCTGTTTAATTGTTAGTACTATACTACTAAAAGCAAGTTTTAGAGGAGTTATAGCTATAGTTAATAGGCCTTTAATAACCGCAGTAAGGCCAGAAAATCCGTTACTAGCTTTAGAGACTGTATCTACTACGTTAAAAATTACATTAAAAACCTTCTCAAATAATATTCCTATAGTACCTAGGGCAGTACTAAGGGCGTCCATTAATCTCTGATTCTTAGAAATAGCGTCGTAAAATAGCTTAATAGCCCCTAATACGATACCAATTCCTAGACCTTTTAAACCTACCCCAATAGCTTTTAATCCTTTCGAGAATATATTACTAGATTTACCCGCTTCCTTTTGGGCCTTAGCCGTATCCTCAAATCCCTTTTTACTCTTTTTTACTTGGTCGTTCATAGACTCTAGAGCTTTCTCGTTTGTCTCTACGACTTGACTAAGGGCCATAAAAGCTTCTGAGCCCGTGTCTTCCATTTCGGCCATTTCCTTTTTAGCCCGTTCTATCTGCTCTGTGAGGTCTTCTATAGTTATATCTCCTCTCTGTAATTTTATCGCTAATTCTAAAGCTACTCTCTTATCTGCGGCCATATCTTAAAGTTTTATTATTCTATATACTAAGTTAATTATAAGCGACGTTCCAACGTCAAAAGACATCGCCGAATTTGTTGTTATTTTAAGCCCACTGCCGAAGTGAATAGGAGTGGTATTATGTGCGTAAACCTCTAATAGGTCTGTGTTGTTGTCCGTATTAAAAAATGCACTTGCAATCTTACCTAATAAGTGAGCAGAATCGTCATCTGTGACTATATCTACTTGGTGACTTCCACCAGTCGGAGCGTTACCGTCTAGCCTAACGTATCCTCGCGTTACCTCGTAGAATTCGTCTCCAGGAAGTGGAGGCAATATCTGTAATTCTTCCTCTAAATTAGTTAGTACGTCGTAAGGTAAAACTATACTTTGTAATTTTTCAACAAATAGGCCATTAATATAGGCTTCGTTAGACCTTATAGTATTAACGCTTGGGCTATTTATAGCCGTTATATTATTGTCGAAGGCCTTACTATCATTACTCCCTACTATTAACGAGTTAGTAGAGCTTAAACTTTGCTCTACGTTGTCAGAGGCCACTATAGAGCGAGTCCCACCCTTAACAGTATCTCCGAACTGTAAGCGGTCTAGAGACTTTCCGCTATTATTATTAGGGAATCTAAGCATATCTCCCGTAGGTATAGGCGTATCGTCTGAATAATCTTCTATACCTCCTCTTACTGGCTTAACTTCGGGGACGAATGCGTCTTTAGGCTCTACTTTTAAGAACATACATTTAGTAGTTTGCTCTGCTATAGCGTCAAAATCAGTAACTTTTAGCAGTCTCCAATAGCTACCGTCTATATAATAACTCTTCCTAAAGCTAAGTTCGTTGTAATCGTAGGGCCTTAGAGATAAATTGCACTCCAAAATCTTACTATTTTTGTCGGTTATTTCCTCTATATGTTTTTTCCAATATATATTATAAACATTATTATTAGAATAATTAAGAGTAAATTTATTACCGTAGCTAAAATCGTAATATAACTGCTTAGGGACAAACCAATTTAAATCGAAGGTCGGATTATAAGGGTTATCTAAATGTCCCGCGTAAGGGTACTGCGTGTAAGAAGTACCCCCAAATAAAGAAAGGCCTAAAGACCAACGTTTCTGAGTGTCTAATAATCCGCCCCAATATAATAGCCTTATTTTGGCCGTAGCTTTTGCGGGTTTATTGTCTTTGTCTACAAATTGTATAGACGAAAGTACCCTGTCATTATCTCCCTCTATAGTCTGTAAAGGAGTAGGAGCGAATATAGTAGTAATCGTTTTGTCCTTATCTAAGAAGTCGTTTTCTACGTCTAGGGTTAACTGACCGTAAACCTCGTCGTTTACCTTATTGTAAGTATCGTTTAGGTTATCTTTGTCTAGTTGGTCTTTAAATATAAACCTACCCGCGTCTAAAGCTCCTAGAGGCATTATCTTAAAGTCCTTAGACCTATCTACTTTATGCTCTAGATTTTCTCTATCGTCTGTTAAGAAGTCGTCTCTAGTTTCTATTATTAGCTTATTATCGTCGATAGGGTCGTTATCTATATATAGATTAAATCTTTTAATTATGCTACTGAGTAAATCTGATTGCTTAATTTCTTTAGGTACTACTAATTTCGTCTCTATAGTATCTCCTATTCCTATCTCGGTCTCTAATAATTTAGCCCCGAAAGTAGAATCCGCTTTTAGTATAAAATCAAAGTCGGCAAAATTACTATAGCTAGGGTAATAATCAAATCCTCCGACTTGCGTATTAATTGATATGTGGCCATTATAGCCTACTTTACCTATAGCTAAAAAATACTCTCTCCCAGATATTACGTCTATTTGTCCTGTAACGTAGGATATACTATTATTGTCTATAGTCGTAGTGGCCCCTACGCTACTACTATCTAAGACATTAGATATCGCGTTATTAGATATATCTAAATTTATCTTCTCTTTAACAAAGTAATTACTGCCGCTTTTTTCTATTAGGTATAAATTTACGTTAGCCCTAAAGTCTGCTAATACGGCGTCGGGGTCTGTGTGGCAACTATTTAAAGCTTTCGTAGTATTTCCGCTATTATTTGTATACAATAAATCGAAATTTACCACACCTTGAAAAGACATCTTATTAGAATTGGTAGCAGTATATATACCTGTCGTAGTATTATACTCGTTATTACAAGTATTGTAGAAGTCCTCAGAGAAACCGAATTCGGCCTCGGCACAGGATAAAGCCTCTACTATTCCACCGTCAGCTATTACCCTACTTTCATAACCCGCTAAGCTGCTATCGTCGTTAAATATTAACCTACTATTATCGCTATTACTTAGGTCGCTAAAGTCTTGACAGTCTACTAATTGTTCGCTCGTCCTTTGTACGTTAAATTCTTTGCATAATATAGCCGAATTATCTAGGAGTATCTGACCACTTCCATAAGGGATTATAAGACGCTTAAATAAATCGCTATTTAAAAAGGTACTATCGTAGGTATAACCCGCCTCGCTTAATATGGTATCTATATACTGCTTAAGATATATAGAGGGTTTAAAATCTTGAGTACTCCATACAGTATAATTACTTCTGCCT